CTCCTATAGCTGTCGGCCAGCATTCTGCCGAGGGTCTTGACCGTTTCCGTTTCTGCCTTGGTCAGGTTGGCCTTCTCGTTCTTCGCGAAGATGGTGATCAGAAAAATCGGAACTTCCTGACACCGCTACCGATGGGCACGCCTGCCATCGGGTTGCGCGCCACATAGTCGATGAGCGCCATGCGTTCGTCATCGCTCAAGGGCGCACGAGCGCGGCGCTGGAACTCGGGTGTTTCGGCAACCGTGATGATGGCCATGACGTCATATGTGCGCCATTGGCACATAAGTCAATGGCGCAATGGGGGCACCATGCTGACGATCACCGACCTCCGCGCCCGCCGCGAGGCGCTCTCTGCGCAGCGCGCCTCGGGCGTGGCGCGGGTGAGTTATGACGGCAAGACGGTGGAGTATCGCTCGGTCGCCGAGATCGACCGGGGCATCGAGGCGTTGGATCGCGACATCGCGGCGGCCGAAGGGCGGCGGATCGTGCGGCAGGTTCGGGTGACGACGGCCAAGGGGCTCTGACGCGATGCGGATCATTGATCTCTTTCGTCCTCGGAGCGCTGGCGGCCCTGCGTCCTCCGGGCTTACGCGGCTCCCCCGGAGCCACGGTCCCTCCGGACTGCGCGCGCGGCTCGAAGGGGCGATGGCGAAGCGCCGGCTCAAGGGCTGGAACCCGCCCTTGGAGAACATCAACGCGCTGGTCGCTGCGGGCGGCCCGCGGCTGCTCGCGCGGTCCCGCGAACTGGTGGTGACGAACGGCTATGCCGCCAATGCCTGCGAGGCCTTCGCGGCAAACCTCGTCGGCGACGGGATCAAGCCGTCCTCGCTCATCGAGGATGCGGGCCTGCGCGATCGGGTCCAGCGTCTTTGGCTCGCCTGGACGGACGAGGCCGACGCGGACGGGCTCACCGACTTCTACGGGCTGCAGGCCATGGTCGCGCGCGAGATGTTCGTGGCAGGCGAGTGTTTTGTCCGGCTGCGTCCCCGACGCGCCGAAGACGGTCTGATGGTGCCCATGCAGTTGCAGCTCCTGCAGTCCGAGATGCTGCCCTTCGAGAAGGCCGAGACAGCCGCCAACGGCAACCGCATCCGCTGCGGGATCGAGTTCGACGGGATCGGGCGGCGCGTCGCCTATCACTTCCGCCGCCGCCACCCGGGCGACAGCACGGACCAGCGAGTGGCGGTGCCGGATACTGTCCGCGTCCCGGCCGAGGACGTTCTGCACATCTACCGCCCCATCGATGCGGGCCAGATCCGGGGCCTGCCGCATGTAGCACCCGCCATGGTGCGGCTCTTCCTGCTCGATCAGTATGACGACGCCGAACTCGACCGGAAGAAGACCGCGGCGATGTTCGCGGGCTTCATCACCAAGACCGCGCCGGAAGAGCCGATGATGGGTGAAGGCGCGGCCGATACCGAGGGTGCCGCGATTGCGAGCCTCGAGCCCGGCACCATGCAGGTGCTGCTGCCGGGAGAGGACGTGAAGTTCTCGAGCCCGGCCGATGTGGGCGGGGGCTACGAGGCGTTCCAGTATCGCACGTTGCTCGCGGTCTCGGCCTCGCTGGGACTGCCCTACCACCTCGTGACCGGCGATGTCCGGCAGGCGAACTACTCGAGCCTACGGGCCGAACTCGTGGAGTTCCGCCGCCGCATCGGCCAATTGCAGCATGGCGTGATTGTCCACCAGTTCTGCCGCCCCGTCTGGGCGCGCTGGATGGAAACCGCGGCGCTGTCGGGCGCGCTCGATCTGCCCGGGTTCGCTGCCGCACCCGGCCGGTTCCGGGCCGCGCAATGGATCCCGCCGCGCTGGGACTGGGTCGATCCCTTGAAGGATATCCAGGCACAGGTCCTTGCCATGGAGGCGGGCATCACCTCGCGCCGCAAGGTGGTCGAGGCCACCGGCTACGACGTCGAGGAGGTCGACCGCGAGAACGCGGCTGATGCCAAGCGGTCGGCCGATCTGGGCCTCCGCTACCGGACAAGCCCCGGCGAGACGCAAGGCGCGCGGGCCACGCCCACACGGCTGCCCGACCCGGAAACCGATGGATCCGACGCGGGCGCGCAATCCGAACAGGAGTGAAAGGATGAAGAACTGGTACACGATCCGCGCCCGCGGCACGGGCGCGGAGGTGCTGATCTATGACGAGATCGGCGCCTATGGCGTCAGCGCCAAGGGGTTCCTTGCCGAACTCGGCGCACTGCCCGACGGGGTGCCGATCGATCTGCGCCTCAACAGCCCCGGCGGCTCGGTTTTTGATGCGGTCGCCATCTACAACGCGCTCCAGCGGCATGACGGCACGATCACCGTCTGGATCGACGGCGTGGCCGCCTCGGCCGCCTCCTACATCGCCATGGCGGGCGATGAGATCGTCATGCCCGAGAATGCCTTTCTGATGATCCACGACCCTTCGGGGCTGGTCATGGGCACCGCCACCGACATGCGCGAGATGGCAGACACCATGGACAAGATCGCGAGCGGCATGATCCGCGGCTATGCCGCCCGGTCCGGACGCGCCGAGGAAGAAATCGCGGCGCTGATGGCGGCCGAGACCTGGTTCGATGCGCAGGCGGCCCTCGAGGCGGGGCTTGCCACGCGCATGATCGAGCCGGTGCGGATTGCGGCGAGCTTCGACATCGCGCGCTTCCGCAACGCACCGCCTGCGCTGCTCGAGGACGTCGCGGCAACCGTCGCCGCCACCGACGGTCTTGAAGGCGATCCGGACCAGACGGCGGAGGCACCCCCGACGGCTGCGCCCGAAAGTGATGTTGCGAACGACAACATCACTTCGGGCGACACCACCAAGGCATCAGAGGATCCATCGGCACCGACTGGGCAAGGCGAGGGTGTTTCCGTCGGTCACACCCACCCATCGATCCCGTCCGAGCGCCGTGTTGCCGCCGCAAACACCGGGCTCGATGCAAATGGCATCCGTGCTGAGGCCATCGCCCATGCGCGCGCGGTGATCGACCTCTGCCGCCTCGCGGGGCAGCCGCAGATGGCCGGGCGCTTCCTCGAGGAGGGCGCGGACCTCGATGCGGTGCGCAACCGCCTCCTCGCCCTCAGGGCCGAGACCGCGCCCGAGATCAGCGCCGCCCATGCCCAACCCGGCCGGGCGGCCCCCGTCAACCCCTGGGGCGACGTGATCGCCCGCACCTTCCGACAGAAAGGATGATCCCCCATGCCCACATTGACCGAAGGCAGACACGCAGGCGGCTTCCTCGTCTGGGAAGGCTCGCGCGACTACACCCGTGAAACCGTCACCATCGCCTCGGGCGCAGGCAAGCTCGAACCCGGCACGGTGCTGGGCAAGATCACCACGGGCGGCAAGTTCACCGTGCTCTCCCCCGGGGCCTCCAACGGCAGCCAGAACGCGGCCGCGATCCTCTGGGACGGGGTCGATGCGACTGCCGCCGATGCCCCGGGCGTCGTCGTGCTGCGCGGCCCCGCGATCGTGAACCGCCACGAGATCGCCTTTCCGACCGGCGCGACCGAACCCCAGATCGCCGCCGCAACCGCTGCCCTTGCCGCGCTCGGCATCGTGCTGCGCTGATCCCTCCATCGAAAGGACATCCCCATGGCAACCATGGACATCTTCGAGAGCGATGCCTTCTCGCTCGTCGAACTGACGCGCGCGCTCGAGAACATCCCCTTCCGCCCCGCGACCCTTTCGGGCTCGGGACTCTTCGGCAGCAGGGGCGTGCGCACGCGCAGCGTCATCATCGAAAGCCGCGACGGCACGCTCGCCCTCATCCCCTTCTCGGAACGCGGCGCGGGCTACGACAACCAGAGCCCCGAGCGGCGGCAGGTCCGCGCCTTCGTCTGCCGGCAGTTCAAGAAGCAGGATGTACTCTGGGCCTCCGAGATCCAGGCCCTGCGCGACTTCGGGTCCGAAAGCTCGGCCCAGCAGGCGCAGGCCGAAGTGGCGCGGCGCATGCAGCGCCTGCGCTCGGACGCGATCCAGGGGCTGGTGAAGGATCCCCGCGACGGGGCGACGGTCATCGATTACGCGAGCGAGTTCGCGATCACGCCCGCGGCCGAGATCGACTTCGACCTCGACAATGCGACGCCCGCCTCGGGCGCTCTGCGCAAACGCTGCCAGGCGCTGATCGAGAGCGTCGAGGACAGCCTCGGCGGGCTTGCCATCGGGCCGGTGCAGTTGCGCGCCGAATGCGGTTCGGCCTTCTTCGCCGATCTCGTCGCCCACAAGG